AATGTAGAAACTAGTTCTCTTTGTGAGCCAATTAAATATGCCTTTTCAGCATTTGCTTTTGTAGTTCCACTAGCAGTATTGCCTGTGGTTGGATCTTTCTTGTCTTGTGCAGATGCTATCACCAACATTGGTACCGTACCAACTGCCGTACTTGCGTACTGTGATTCATCTATAACTTTGACCTCGATACCGGGTGAAATAAGTGCCATTTTATACCTCGCGAATATATAATATATATTAATATTTTGTAGTTGTATTTATACTTTTGCAACAAAAAGGCGTCTATTAGACTCAGATACCAGGTACCCTTTAAAGGGCACCGCTAAATATTTGTATGGAAAAACGACCTATATGTACTAAATGCAAGAAAAAATTTGCAGCCTTTAACTATCGTAAAGGGGAAAAGGTTTACTATCGCAAAAAATGTGATAGTTGCAATCGTAAGCACAAAGCAGACGGTAAAAAAAGTCCGTGGGCAAAAGCAGGTTATAAAAAGAAAACTGTTTGCGAAAAATGTGGATTTAAAAGTAAGTACTACGAACAAATAGAAGTGTACTATATAGATGGTAATATGATTAATATAAAACACACTAATCTTAAATCAGTGTGTTTAAACTGTTTAACTGAATTGGGACACGAAGGATGGAATACTAAGCAAGGTGACTTAATACCTGACTTTTAAGATCTTCTAACGTACTATTATTTTTGATAATTGCATCAAATTTATCATCATTTGCAACCCAGGCCCATTCACTTATGTGTACTTCTGGAAAAATTACTGCCATTGAATTATGTTCAACGTAAGTTGCATCGGCTTCATTAATACCTACGGCAGTTACAAACCACATAGGTTTTTCTCCTCTACACACTTGCCAAACTTCTCCATCTAATTCTTTTATTAGATTAATCTCGTTTGAAAAACGTACATCTGGTATTACAAAATTTTTAGTAGGATTTTGTATTAGTTGTTGCTTAACTAAACTTACCCATATACCATCAAAGAATCCACTTCGCATACAGTCAGTACCAAACAACTGAAGAACAAGACGAGGAGTAATATCTTTTCCTGTTTCCTTACTCCAGAATGTATCTTGTGTTTCACGCCATTGTCTGCTGTCATCAGTATCTCCTTCAAGCATATTTCTGTCCCAACCAAATACAGTTGCAACTCCGTCTTTTAACTTATCAGCAAAACTAATCTTAGTAAAGTCGTGATCTTGTACCAGCATATCAGCCACGGTTCCTTTACCGCTACCGATGAGACCACATACTCCGATTATCATAAAGTACCTCTTTTTATTTTAAGGGTTAGCCCATGACCCATGTCATTGGCATTTGTCCGTCAACTAAATTCATTAAATCTGTTTCAAGTTTGTCAAGTTCTGTTTGTGCTTCTACTTTAAGAGCATCACCATTTAAACTTGTTCCACCTTGTGGACCGGCAATAGTTGCAAATTTAGAACGTGCTTCACCTAACATATACTTACTTCTTGCTAGTGCATAGTCGTATACCCATGGCTTACAACGTGTATCTGTTAGCAATGACGTATCAGGTCTTACATTATACATCCATAACATAACTGTTTCGCCATCTGATCTAACATTTCTAATTATTGTTAATTTTTTTGTAACAGGATTAAAAGTAAAGTTAATATATGCTCCAAACATACGTCCAGCCATTTCTTGATACTGCTTGTAGAAATCGTAAGTAGCAAGACCACCCATCTTTCCTGCAGTTAACATATATGTGTTCATGTAACCTGCTTCAAAAGGCTCAAACACACTACCAACATTACCTGTTGTACTACGAAATACTTGTCTAACATTTTCTACTTCATTAGGTAATGTATACTCTGTCTGTCCTGTAACTAGTGCTAAAAAGCCATAACTTTCTTCAACGGCATTACTGCTTTTTTGACGATACACATCTAGTGCTTTTTGCAAAGCCATTTCATAGTGTGCTGCATCAAGCTCAACATCAACCATACCTCCACCGAGACTAAGTTCAATATAATCAAAAAGTTTTTGTTTTTCAGTTGTTAAGTCAGACATGTACTAAATCCTTTATATTACTACTATTTAGTCACTTTCAATAGTATTGTCTGATCATTGATTCTGCCATTTAGTTTAGTTTCAGTAGTTTTTATACTATCCATAAACTTCCTAACAAATACTTTATTACCTTTATTAAAACTTGCTAACTGCTCTAATGGCTTCCTAAGTGTTTTTTGTACACTTTGTTTTTCATCAAAGTATAATATTGTTGTTCCTTTAACTTGTAATGTAGCATGTTCTTCAGCAACATACTTTCCTAACTTACGAGTTTTTACATTGTATACCCATAACTCTGCACTTTCAAGTATATCAATAGGATTAACACTTGCAATTTTTAGTGTTGTATCTTCTTTTTGATACTTCAATCTTGCAACAATTTTATCCTTAGCAACAGGCTTTTTTGTTCTAGTTTGATTTGCTTTTTGGCTCGTAATAATCATATCACATGCACTTACTATTGCATTGTATATTTCAGCAATTTTCTTTTGTTGCTTTGTTGAAAAATGTGCATATCCTTCAACTAATTGATCATACATATCATCATCTTTTTTCTTAGGCCCTATAAGTTCAGAAAACTCTTGTGCTACCGGCTTAAAGTACTCTCTAATAATACGAGCATGATTACCTTTAACTTCTAACTTTCGTAATGAAGAAACAGGATTAAAACTTTTTAAATCAAACTTATCAATATTATCTAATGCTTCGTCAACTTCTTCTTCAATCTTTGTTGCATATACCATACTAGCATTTTTTAACTTTTGTTGTATGCTTAATACAGGTGCAGTATTCTTTGCTTTTTCTTCTTTTTTAATTTCGTCAACTATTAAAGATCCTGCCGCAATGGCTTCTTCAACTCTTGGCTTAATAAATTCTGTGATAGGTCGCATACTATCCATTGTCCCAGGACATGATTCCCAATATTCATTATGTGGTTCAAAGTAATCAGGACATCCTGTTAATAGTAACTTGGCGTATATTGCAACAGTTGGGCTTATTTGTCCTTTCTTAGCACTAGAAATATCTTTCTTAGTGTATTGCTCTTGTTTCATCCATTCGTAAATAAAAGGAACAACATCACTTGTTTTATAGTTCTGATAATAAAACTCTACTGCTTGTTGCCTTAACCTGTGGAATTCATATCCAGACAGTTTTTCAAAATCAGCAAAACTAGGTCCTGTTAATTTAGCACCTCTTTTAAGTCTAGGTGCACCTTTTACTACTTTTTTCTTAGGCTTTTTAGTAAGTGATCTTGCAGTAGCCATATTATTCTCCTTTGTTTATATTACTATAATACACTGTTTTGTTTGTATGTCAACCTTTATCTTTATATAAATATAGTATAACAAGGATTTCACATGCCCAGACTATCACTATGGAAGCCAGAACGCAACAAAGACTTTACGTTTTTTGACAATAGAATACGTGAAATGTTTACTATTGGCGGTACTGGTATTAATATACACAAGTACTTAGGTCCTGATACATCTAACAATGATGGCAAGGATGCTACACAACCAAATTATGCCAGTCAAAGTGCAACAAATATACAAGATTTGTTGTTTTTAGAAAACCGTGATCGTAAGTACGATTCAAGTATATATCAACTTAGAGGTATTTATAACGTAAGTGATATTGATTTTGATTTAACACAGTTTGGTTTATTCTTACAGAACGATACATTGTTTGTCAGTTTTCATATACAAGATATGGTAAACGCACTTGGAAGAAAACTTATTAACGGTGACGTATTTGAATTACCTCATTTGCGAGACTTTTACCCATTAGATAGTGCATTACCGGCTTCTCTACGTAGGTACTATGTAGTACAAGATGCAAGTAATAGTGCTGAAGGATTTAGTCCAACATGGTATCCACATATTTGGCGTGTTAAGTGTACACCATTAGTCGACAGTCAAGAGTACAAAGACATCTTTGACGATACTGCTAAAAAACAAGATGGTACTGACGCTGATAGAACACTAAAAGATTTACTTAGTACATACAAAAAAGAAATTGAAATTAATACTGCAATAATTCAAGAGGCTGAAAACGAAGTTCCAAAAAGTGGTTACGACACTGATAAATTTTTTGTTGTACCAACTGAACCAGATGGAACACCAGCAGACGGTGAAGAAACAGAAAGTGCTGATAATACCGGTGTTAAAGCAAGTAGCACACTGGTTACAGTGGATGAAGTTCCAACAACGCCAACAAGTAACGGTTATGATGGTTACTTAGTAGGCGACGGCTTAGCACCAAATGGATTTCCAGTAACTCCTGGAATAGCGTTTACAAATAACCCTAGCGTCGGAGATTATGTTTTACGACTTGACTTTACTCCAAATAGACTATTTAGATTTGATGGTAATAGGTGGGTTAAAATTGAAGATTCAGTTCGTACAAGTACAACAGGTGGTGCAGGTACTACACAAAAAGATTCATTTGTTGAAAATACTAAGCAGTACACAGATGATGAAAATAATACATTTAATAGTAGACAAACACTTAGTGATGCACTAAAACCAGAGGCAGATGATTAATGGCAAGACAATTTTTCTATGATAATCAAATAAGAAGATTCCTCTTACAATTTGTTAGAATGTTTAGTAACTTTCAAATTGAGATAGGAGCCCCGGATTCAAGTGGCAATAGAACGCTTTTGACCGTCCCTGTGCGTTATGGAGATATGAGTCGTAATGCAGCTGCTATACTTAGAGAAAATAGTGAAAATAAAGTCTTAGGTGCTCCGATGATGAGTTGCTATATTAGTAGTTTAAAGTATAGTAGAGATCGTGTACAGGAACCAAATCATATTAATAAAATGCAAGTTAGACAACGAAAGTATAATGCAAGTACAGAAACTTATAGTCGTACACAAAGTAATGCAATTACAGTTGAACGACATATGCCAGTACCTTACGATTTAACAATGAATTTAGATGTATGGACTACTAATACTGAAATGAAGTTGCAGTTACTAGAGCAAATGCTATGCTTGTTTAACCCTAGTTTAGAAATACAAAGTACAGATAACTATGTCGACTGGACAAGTTTAAGTTTAGTAGAATTAACAGACGTTAACTTTACAAGTAGAACAGTTCCAACTGGTACAGAAGATACAATCGATGTTGCTACATTAACATTTGATATGCCTATATGGATGTCATTACCTGCTAAAGTTAAAAAGATGGGTGTTATACATAAAATTGTTAATAGCATTTATGACGGTAACGGAGACTTAGTAAGTTCTATTGGAAAAGATGACTTAGTACTAGGACAACGATTAGTTGTTACTCCAGGACGTTATGGAGCAATACTACTTAACGGACAAGCAGAACTAGTAGATTATGATAATGAGCCCACGTCCGATACCTTACATACTAGTCAAATACTTAAGAAGTCAGCAAGTAAGCCAAAATGGAGATCAGTACTTGAACAATACGGTGCAGTAAATCCTGGAATTACACAATTACGATTTATACAACCTGACGATAGTGAAGTTATTGGAACAGTTGCATATCATCCTACAGATGATCAAATACTTTTAATAACTATTGACGCTGATACTATTCCAACTAATAGTTTAACTGCCATAGATGCAATTATTAAGCCTAGTAGTGTTAACGTAGATACATTTGTTAAAAATACAAACTCAAGATACTTGATACTTGAAGATATTGGAAAATCAACTAACACAGATGGTAGTGATTTTTGGAAAAGTACTAGTGATGTTGACTTTATTGCTAGTGCAAACGATATTATTGAATGGGATGGTACACAATGGACTGTAGCATTTGATAGTTCTGCAATTAGTGTTGCAAACTACGTTACAAACGCAACAACAGGTATACAGTATAAATGGAACGGTAGTGCTTGGCTAAAAAGTTTTGAAGGCGAGTATCAACCTCAGGACTGGCGAGTAGTTATCTAACCTATATCAAGTTGGCTAATAAAATCTCTATAATCTTTAAGGTGTAAATTACTACACCATCTCCATGATTCAGGACAAACATAATCTGCATTAGGATGAACGAAGTGAAAATTTACCTGATAGTAAGCCTTGAATAATCTTGTCATATTTGCTTCCCACTTACTTCCGTTGACATGCTCATTTCTTTCCTTGTAGGCATTTGTACCTGCATATATGTTACTGTTGTAACCTTCTGCTTGTTGATTATCAAATCCAATAAGATAAATGTCTTTGTGTCCGTGATAGGCCGCTAAGTATGTTGCTACTGCACCAGCATTCATTATATAATTTTGAGGAACCAAGTGAAACTTACCAGGGTACTTAACCATTAAAGCCGCACTACTGTAAACAATATTATTATCACAGTAATCAGTTTCTATAATTTCTTCCATCATAACTTCAGTATTGCAGATTAAAAAATCTGGAGACATATCTCTATAAAGTGCATTGCATCCGTAAGTTTGACACTTTAAACTAGCAAATAAACCGCCTTTGTGATTTGTTAGCAAACTAAGTCTAAACTTTTGTCTACTATCACCGTTACCAATAATAACTGCATTACCTCTATGATCACTGTTATTAACAGTAACAGGTACCCATTCACGTTCTTCTTGACGCTTACCGGCTTCTATAGTTGTGTGATGAATAATAAATTCACCTTCATATTCAGTGGCGTAAAAAGGAAGTTTCATTACACTACTATCTCTGCTATCTTAATTCCTGAATCTAAATTTTCTTCTATTGCTTTTCCTATAACGCAAACTGCGTTAGGCATAGCACTTTCTTTTGCCAATGCAACGCCTGTTCCTGCAACA